CTTTGCACTTGTTTGCCCTGATTCATCCACCTCGATAAAATACGGACTTCTTATAAATATCTTTTTCATTTCTTATTTACTGTTTGTTGTAATAATTTTTCAACATCTAAAGCATATGCTTCAATTAATTCATTTGGCAACCTTTCAAATCCAACCTCAAACGGCTTACTAAAAAATCGACTTGCTTCAATACCCTTTTGGTATATGCTTCGAGTTATAATAAAAGCGGTTTGTTCGTAGCTCATAAATCGACCGCTTTCATTATCTCTAAATTGAAAGCGTCTATCTTTTACCCACTGATTAATCCCTTCTGTTAATCCACCCTTGCGACCTGTACCACTCCCGAAACGATACGGACTGTTTGGAGCCTTTGCACTCGAACTTACACCCTTAACCCCTTTGTCTTGAAACTCTCCGTAATCTTCCATTTCAAAATAAAGTCCGATACTATTCTTACCGGTAAAGGTTTCGCCTTTGATACTTTTATATAAATTACCTTTTACGTTTTTGTCCTTGCGTGTTAAGTTAGCACGCGATTGACTAACCACATACTTGCTAAACTTTGTAAGGACTTTATTCGTTTCAGCTCTTTCTAACATAACCTATTTGGAAAATTCAAAGTAATTAAAACGCTGTATCCATCCAATCCATTAGCAAAAGCATTATCGATTAAGATAGGACTTGAACTTGTTACAAATGTAATATTGTCATCGTTTTGCAAACGCTCAGATTTGTTTATAATACTTCGTAATACATCGTATGCTAAACTCCAATTGTCCCAGCGATTATCATTCCCGTTTAATTTATTTGTAATAGCTCTTTTATTTGTATCACGTTGATCCACTACTGTAATTTCAAAGGTTACATCGTTTGTATTAAAATCGTTTGAATTAACTCTAACATTTGCCATAGGATACATATCCTTTTTGTTAAAGTCTAATTCATCTTCGTTTGCCGAAAATATAGTTTTAATACGTTCATCTTCGTTTAGATGTCCGACTATTAAATTAAGCCCTGCCAAAATAACGTTTCGCATTTTCCTGTTTAAATTTCTCTTCCATCGCCTTGTCTTTTAAATAATCCAAATGCGTTAGAATTTCGTTAATATTTAGTTTTGATACAACTTCTTTAAATCTGAGCCTATCTCCTCCAGCGAGTTCGTCAATTGTGATATACCAACCCCATTTTTCTCCAAAAGAGCTACTTCCGAACTCGTTAGATTTTTTAGTGTATAGACTGGGATAGTTGTCAATAAGTCGATTACTAAATTCGAAAAAAAAACCTTTGCACCAATGTAAGCACTGGCTGGAGCTTTCTGCATTAGTTCGGCATATTTGTCGCTTCCCTCATAATCTTCAATCGTGTATAATTTATTTTTTTCTTTTTTAATCGGTCGGTATAACACCGCCATTGCTTTGAATATATCTGTATTCAAATACATTTCAGCATCTAAAAATTCAGCTCCCGACATTGCATCTAAATTTGGTATAAATCCAAACTTTATTTTATCGATTGTAAAATGTTCGATTTCAGGCTTTGAATTTAACAAGTTCAAAACACTATCAGCAATTTCATTTATATCGCTCATTGAAAAAGTAGATACTTTGTCAAGTGGTAATTCGCAAACTATTGAAACGATTGTCATTTTTAAAAGCGTATCGTTATCGATTAGCTTAACAGCCTCAGTAATTTTACTTAACTGAAAGCAAGTGATTTCGCTCAGCGATGTAGGTATTGTAATCTCCATATTTATATAACGTATTTTTTTGTTTTTTTTCGTGATTATGCAAACATTAATTTTCCTTTTGACTTTCCAAGTCCGACTGTTTCCATTTCGTGGTAACGTAAACTATCGATTGCGTGGTTAAAATCTTCAATCGGTCTGTTAAGTTTTGCACCTGTCTTTTTATCTTTGTCCCAGGCGTATTTTCGTAGCTCGTTTATTAAATTGGTTGAGTGCTTTGTAATTAAATACTCTTGCGCTTGCATCGTTTGAATACCGAAGTTAATTGAATCGGCACCCTTTGTAACTCCAAACGCTCGAACCCCTAATTTCGTAAGCTCGGCAATTGATTTCGGCTCTGCACTATCACAATACACTGGTAATTTACTTGGTATTAATTTTGCTATTTGTGAGTTGCTTAATTCCTTTTGATAACATATTTCGTTTACTATTCGTTTGTCGTTCCATTTATAAACCTCAACTATTGCAGTTGGATCATTTGTATAACCAAAGTCAAGTCCGTAGCCGAGTAAACGTGCATCGTTTGGTATTACATCAATCGTTTGCCAATTATTAAATATAACGCCCTCTAAAGAGCCAATTTGCCCAAGTCCGTAAACCTTATACCAATTATCCCAATAGCTTGAAGTGCTTGCTTTTTCTTTTGCTTTTAAAATAAAGTTAAGAGCGGATTCAGGACAAGCCTCGTTATCTAAGTAATTAACGATTATAAAATCGACATCGTTGTCATTCATTAAATCGGTATGAAACCAAAACTCATTGACTGGGTTCCAATCCAAATAAACGCCTTGCTTTGTTCGTGATGCTAATTCTGTATAAGCGTGAAAGGTCATATTATTAGCTTCATTCATATACAAAAAATCACGCCTTGCACCTCGAAGCTTTGAGTCGTTATCAGCTGAAAAGAATTCTATTTGTGAACCATTTGCAAAAGTGTATTTAAAATCGGTTGCATTCCAACGCGAATCAACAAAACGCCCTGTTTCAATCATTATCTTTTTAAAGTCCTTCATTGCACCACGTTTGAGATGTGGTATTGATTCCGCTACTACTGATATTTCAGTTAGTTTATTTTTGGCTGCTATATCAATTAAAACAGGAAGCACCGCAAATGTTTTACCAGCTGAGGTGCCTCCTTGTATTCCTTTGACAAATTTTGTCAAATTAAGTATCTTATTTATTACCGTTGTTCTAACAAACATTACTTATCAGGAAATAGTGGTTGTTCTGTTACAATTGTATTTTCTTGTCTTTCAACTAAGTTGTTTAAACGCTGTGTTATGCTCGGATTATAGATGCCAGCCATACCTCCCTCTATTTGGTCGCTACGTACTTCTTTTTTTATATGTGAACAGATAGTTTGATAATCTGTATATCTTTGTTCAGTATTAGCAAAATATTGGCTTAAATCGCTTATAATTCCTTTTTTAAATAACCACACTTCAAATCCATCAATTGTAAGAGGTCGTTCCTTTGTTCTATAAACCATTTCAGCATCTTTGCCTACATAGTCCTGAACTTGAATAGGATTGTTTTTAGTTTCTTTTTTGTACTCTTCAAAGTATTCTAAAAGCTTTTCAGGTGTTTCTATGTATTTTCGTTTTCCCATAAGTTTTTAATTTAAAATGTGTTCTATTGAAAATGGAAGTTTTTGCACCTATACCTTATTTTTTATGTCTTCTTTAATTACATGTATTTCTAAATCATCACTAAAAAAAATTAAAGATTTTTCGTAAAACTTTTTTATTATTTGTTTTATTTCTTCAATTTTCTCTTCACTTTCAGGTGTTGATTTAAAGTGAAATATTACTTTGAATTCTCCCATAATCGTTTTAAATCTTTCATATAGTTATTTTGATATGTAGCTCCGCAGGATTTACAGCTGTCTGTCTTTACATTGAACAAACGCATCCATATCTCTTCGCATTGTTGTATTTCTGCTATTCTTTTACGTGGAATAGGAAAACCTTTATACCAGCTGAAAACGTCGTTTAAAAACGCTATATCTTCCTCGGTTGGTTTATTTGCTTTTTTGAAAGGGAATAGCCTATTTAATTTACTTTGTCTTTTCTGGCAATTATCGCATTGCTCTATTCCTAAGGCATCCGTTACAACTTTGATTGCATCTCCAAGTCCTTGCATAGTTTTAATTTTATTCTTTGAAACCTTGTATAAATAGTTCGGTAAGGGATTCCTGTTTCACGTGATAGTTTTAAAAGGTTTGCACCGTCTATAATAGATATGATTTCGTTTTTATCGTTTGTTATTTTTCTACCAAAGTAAGCGTAATATAACTGCTTTTCTACGTTTGAAAGTTTGTCTAAATTTATTTTAACTTCTGAATACTCATTGTCATAAATTTCGAATTGCGTAAAGTCATCGGTTGGTATTTCTTTATCCTTTCTAAATCGGTCTATTAAAATGGATCGCATTGTAAAATAAATATATGCAAAATCTATTTCGTGAAATTGCTTACCGCTATCGTGTAGCTTCAAGTATGTATCTTGTAAAAGGTCGTTGGCGTTATTATGGTCGAGTTTTTTCGCCATAAATAGTAATTCCTTTTGATACTTTACAAGTTCGTTTAGCATTAAGCCTTTTTACTTCTACGTCTTTTTTTAATAACAGTTTCAGTTTCTACAACTAAATCCAATTGTTCTGGAGTTGGCTCGATTAAAACTTCCAATGCACCTTTTAATGCTTTGTTAATTTCTTTGATGCGCTCTGCAGACGCTTCAAAAGTTTTCCCAGGATTGTATTGTATCCCTGTTTCTTTATCTTTAAAAGATATTTGTACTGTTGCTTTCATATTTTATATTTTTAAAATAAATCAGGAATAGCCAAACCTGATTTAATTATCAATCTTATAAGCCATTATAAGAACGTTGCTATTTTTTTACAAATGTATAAAAAAAATAAATACAAATTACAAATTTATTTTCTCAAAGCTAAAAAAATTATCGTAATAATCTATTTCAATATTAAATCCCTCCTGC